ATGTAGAACGGTGAATCGCTGTCGTTGACAAGTTCAGAGGCAATCGAATCCAGCCAATCAAGCACGTCCGCGTCGCACGTCGGATTGTCGATGCTGTCGGCCAGATAGCGGCGGTACTGTGTCCATGCCGCACGGAATAGGCTATCGGAACCGTCAAACGTGGTGCGGTAATGTGCGCGCGGTTGAAGTGTGTACATTGTGCAATCCCTCGGTAAATGGTTAATCTTCGTACGCTTCAGGAACGTGCAGGCGTCCGTATGCAATAGCGGAATCTGCGCATTGTTCGCAGAGAAAACCAGAACCGGCGAGCATGTCCGCCGATTCCTCTCCGCAGTTTTCGCACACAACCGCAACAGCAGCACCGTCGCAGTATTCGTCGAACGCGGCACGCCATTCAGCTTTGACAGTTTCGTTTGTCATGCGTCCATTATACATACATCTATCCTCGGCGCAATAGGGAATCAGCAGTCTCTCGCATTTTTTTTGTGTGGGCGGTAGTCTAGGCTTATGGATACATCAAACACGCCTGAACGGTCATTCGTCAAAGGTGGCAAACCGGGACCGGGACGGCCGAAAGGTTCTATCGCTCAAGCTACGCTTGAGATACGGGCGTTCTGTCGCACAGTCATTGACTCGCCGGAGTACAGGACGAAACTCTTCGAAGATGCATGTGCTAGGCGCTTGTCACCGGCCGTAGAGATGATGCTATGGGATAGGGCATATGGGTCAGTCCCGAAAGAACTACGCGTGGATGATGTCTCCAGCATAGACACTGACTCGCTCCAGCATCGGCTGCGCGAGCTAGTCGCTGCACTCCCCGTGGTTGACGTGCTACAGGGTGAAGCTGCCGAAACCGAAACCGATGTGGGGGAGGAATGAAATCCGGCCAGCGTGCAACTCGAATCGCCAGGGCCTGGGGTGGGGGGGGTGGGGGTGCCCGGAGTCCCACCACGCAGTCGGCGTGACCGACCGATTACCGTTGATAACACCACGGCACCCTTGCCAAAACGCTTGCCGCTGTATATAACGTGACAGCGACATCGCGGTCGTAAGACAGACCGAGACGGAAGCAGCGCAGCGTAACTTCCGTCGACGACGCGGGCTATTTTTTGGGGGCTTTGCGCCCACAGGTGCAGGCGGCGAGACGCTTCAGGGCGTCGTCTAGGTCGGCTTTGAGCTTCAGGGCGATGGTGTTGAAGTGGTCCCGGTTGTAGCGGAGGGTGTCCAGTTCAATGCGTTCCTGGGCGTTCAGGGCCACGGGCGAGACATGGGGCGGGGGTGAGAGCCGTGAGGGTGGCGGGGGTGGTACGGGGTCTGGCAGGGCATCCCAGTCGAGGGGGACATCGCGGTCAATGGGCATGGTGGCTCCTGTGGTAGTGTGGCGGGAGGGGGATCGGTGATGAATCCTGAGATCGCCGCTGAAGCGGCCCGCATCGTCGCGGAACTGGAGAAGCGACGGGCATCCAAGTTTGCCACATTCTTTCCCGACACCGGCCCGTTGCGCCGGGAACTGTATCCCAAGCACATTGAGTTCTTCGCGGCGGGGTCCACCTACAAGAACCGCCTGTTCATGGCGGCGAACCGCGTCGGCAAAAGCGAAGCGGGTGCGTATGAAGTGACGTGTCACCTGACGGGGCAGTATCCGCATTGGTGGACCGGGCGTCGGTTTGACCATCCGGTTGAAGTCTGGGCCTGTGGCACCAACAGTCAGACGACCCGCGACATTGTGCAGGCCAAACTGCTGGGACCGTCGTGGAATCTGGGCAGCGGAACGATTCCCAGCCACGTGATTACAGACACGACCACGGCGCGAGGTCTGCCGGGAGCCATTGAAACCGCCTACATCAAGCATGTGTCGGGCGGGATGTCCGTGCTGGCGTTCAAGTCCTACGAGCAGGGCCGGTCGTCGTTTGAAGGCACGGCCAAGCATGTGGTGTGGTGCGACGAAGAACCGCCCCAAGACGTGTACACGGAACTGATGTACCGCACGATTACGACCAAGGGCATCGTGATTGTGACGTTCACGCCGCTGCAAGGCATGAGCGATGTCGTGCGCGGGTATCTGGAGCCGGAATCCGACATCGCCTACCAGATGCAGACGTTCATCCAGGCGGGCTGGGAGGATGTGCCGCACCTTGATGGTGATGAGCAGAAAGCCCTGCTGGCGACGACGCCGCTGTACCAGATTGCCGCCCGCACCAAAGGTGAACCGGCGCTCGGGTCCGGCGCGATTTACCCCATTGGCGAGTCCGACATCGTGGTGCCGACCGCGCCCATTCCCGACGAGTGGCCCAAAGCCTACGGCATGGACGTGGGCTGGAACCGCACAGCGGTCGTCTGGGGCGCGATGAATCCGGCGACGGGCATTGTGACGCTCTACGACGAGCATTATCAGTCGCAGGGGGAACCGGCGAGTCACGCGGCAGCGGTGAAAGCACGCGGCGAGTGGATGCGCGGCGTGATTGACCCCGCCAGCCTCGGGTCATCGCAGATTGACGGGCGGCAGTTGATGGAGGTCTACGCCAAAATGGGCCTCAAGCTCGACCCGGCGGTCAATGCGGTGGAAGCGGGCCTCACGGAAGTGTGGAATCTGTTGGTGTCCGGGCGGCTGAAGGTGCAGGCGCATTTGCATAACTGGCGCTCCGAGTTTCGAAAGTATCATCGGGACGAAAAAGGCCGGATTGTAAAGGCGCACGACCACTTGATGGATGCGACTCGGTATCTCATCGTCTCGGGCCGGTCCCACATGCGTGTGGCGAAGGTGCTAGACTATGCGCCACAGCCCATCTTTTCGGGCGGGTTGGACACCAGCGGCGGCTGGTTGAGCAGCTAACAGGATGGCTATGACGGGACGCACAGCAACAGCGGTGTTGAACGAGGCACGGGCGCGGTTTAAGCAGACCGTGGACCTGTTCAATGACCAGATGAAGCGGGAATTGGACGACCTCAAGTTTGAGTTCGACCCGTGGCCCGAAGAAGTCAAGAAGCAGCGCGGCGGCGTCACCATCAACGGGGTGCCGATTCCCCCGCGTCCCATGCTGACCATTCCGACGCTCGACCAGCCCGTCCAACTGCTCATCAACCAGCAGAAAGCCTCGCATCTCGGCGTTCAGATTCACCCGATCACCGAAGACGCGTCCGATGCGACGGCGGAAGTCCTCCAGGATCTCTACCGCGACATTGAAACCAAGTCCCGTGCCCAACTGGCGCGAGACTGGGCGTTTGAACGGGCGGTCAAATGTGGGCGCGGAGCCTACCGTATTGACAAGGTGTGGGCCGACGAAGACACGGATGGCCCCGGTCTGGCCGACCAGAAGATCGTCATCAACCGCATTCTGAACCAAGGCGCGGTGTACTTTGACCCGATGGCCCAGCAGCCCGATTTTTCCGACATGCAGTACGCGTTTGTCGGCGGGTTCATGCCGTTTTCGCAGTTTCAGCGCGAGTTTCCCGACGCCACGATGGCGTCCTACGACGACCAGGAGTTCTCGAGTCTGGGAGACTCCTTCCAGAAGTGGATTGCCAGTGACGATGAGGGCGAGCGGTCCGTACGCGTTATGGAATACTGGCGCGTCGTCACGACCAAGCGCGTGAAATGCCTGTATCGCGACGAGACGGGGGCTGAACGCACCGGCTGGAAGGATGAGACGCCGGAGGGCGTGGACATCGTCTTTGAGCGCGAGGTCGAAGACCGCAAAGTTGAGTGGTTCAAGCTCAACGGGCTGGAAATCCTCGACCAGCAGGACTGGGACGGGCAATACATCCCGATTGTCCCGGTGATTGGCCGCGAAGCCAACATTGACGGTCTGCGGCGGTGGACCGGCGTCATTACGCCCGCCAAGGATGCGGCCCGCCTGTTCAACTACGGCGTGTCGTCAGCGGTGGAGACCGCCGCCCTTGCGCCTCGTCAGCCGTGGCTCATTGCCGAAGGGCAGGAAGAGGGCCACGAGCAGGAATTCCTGCAGTCTTCAACCCGCAATTTCCCGTATCTCCGCTATAAGCCCACGACCCTGAACGGCCAGCCGGTCGCCCCGCCGCAGCGCATTGCGGCGAGTGCGGACATCTCGTCGGCCATCGCCATCATCCATGAGGCGCGGGACTACGTCCACACGTCCACGTTTGCCTTTGAGCCGACGCTCGGCCAAACGTCCAGTCAGCGGTCGGGCAAAGCCGTGTTGGCACTGCAACAGCAGTCGGACATGGGCAACGGCGGGTATCTCGACAACCTGACGCAGATTTCGATGACGTATGAGGCCAAGGTCATCCTTGACCTGATTCCTCGCGTCTATGACCGCCCAGGCCGTGTGGTGCAGATTCGCGGCAAGGATGACGTGACCACGCAGGTCATGCTCAACCAGCCCTACGTTGAACACCCGCAGACGGGTCGGCCCATGCCGCTCAAGCCGGGAACGCCGATGGCCGCACTCCAGCCGTCGATGCCGCAGGCGCTGCCACCGGGACTGCCGCCGGGGATGCCCGAAGCGCCGCCCGGAGCCATGATGGCCCCGCCGCCCAAGCCGATGGTCAAGCATTACGACCTGAACAAGGGCCGGTATGCGGTCACGGTCAATGTGGGCAAGTCGTATCAGACGCGCCTGCAGGCGGGCAGCGACCAATTGAGCCAGTTGATGCAGGCCGAACCGGCGCTGGTGCCCGTGCTGTCCTACTACTGGGCCAAGTTTCAAGATTGGCCGGGCCACGACGAAGTGGCGGCTGACCTCAAGAAGATGCGCCCGCCGCAGTTGCAGGACACTGACCAGAACCAGTCTCTGCAGGCGCTCCAGCAGCAGTTGGCCCAGCAGGCGCAGATTCTTGCGACTGTCGGCCAACAATTGCAGCAGGCGCAACAGCAGTTGCAGATGGACACGGTCAAGCAGCAGGCCATGCTTCAGAAGGCGCAGATGGACAACGAGGCGCGGCTGGAAGAAGCTCGGTTGGCCGCGCAGAAGGACATCGAAGTCCAGCGCCTGCGGAACGAAGCCCAGTTGGCGGCAGTGGAACTGCAAGCCTCGCTGAAGTTGAAGCAGGTCGAATCTACGCTGGAAGTCGAGAGACTGTCGCTGCTGCATGACGCGCATGAGTCAGCCATGACGCGGCAGCATGAGATGAACCGCGACTTGACGCAGCACGACCACGATGAGCGGTCGCAGATGCGGGACCACGCCAACGCCGCGACCCAGTCGGAGGATACCGATGCCCGCGAAGAGTGAGACGCAGCGCAAACTGATGGCGGCAGCGGCCCACGGGGCTGACTTTGCTAAGGCCAAGCAACTGCGGCAGTCCATGACGCTGGCGCAACTCAAGGAATTCAGCGGTCGGGTAGATGCACCCAAGGCTCCCGCTGAAGACAAAGCCGCAGGCGTGAAACATGCGCCAGCCAAGAAACTCAATGCCGGTCGGGAACCTGGACACCCGAACCGGCACCAAAATCTCGGCAAGTATCTGCATCCAAAGAAAGCGTAATCAGGGGGACTCGGTATGGCTGATGTCACAGTGAACGACGGCGACTTCATCGTCACGTCGTCGTCGGAATCAGAAGCAGACATGCGCTCGGCGCTGGCCGAGCCAACAACGGAACCGTCTGGAGACGCGGCTCCCGTGGAGGAGGCTGCGCCGGTTGAGGCCGATGCGGCTCCCGTCGAAGACGACAAGAAAGAGGAGCCTGCCCCCAAGAAGAAGGGCGCAGAAGCGCGGAAGCAGAGCATCCAGGCCGAGATTGACGAACTGACGGCCAAGCGCCATGAGGCGCGTCGGGCCATTGAAGCGGAAGCCGCTGAACTGCAACGCCTGCGGAACGAACTGGCGCAGCAGCAGTCCCGTACACAGCCTGCGGCGGCGAGTAGCGACGACCCGGAACCCACGCTTGATGCGTTTGAGACGTACGACGCGTTTGTGCGGGCACAGGCCCAGTGGGCGGCACGGCAGGTCATTCGCGAGACGCGGCAGCAGGAACTCCAGCAGCAGCAACAGACGCTGATGGTGCGCGAGCAGGAGCAGCGCAAGCGGCAGTTCGCCCAGCAGTGGAGCGAAGCCGTGTCGGCGGACCCGACGTTTGAAACGTCGATTCGGCCCGACCTGCTGGAGATGAAACCGTGGAGTTATTTGACGCCGGAGGAACGCCAGTCCGCAACTGTGTATAATGCGATTGCGGAAGAAGTCCTCCGG